AATATTAAAAATAGAAAAAACATTTTAGAATGATAGAGAGATTAAAAGATTTAATAGCAAACAATTTTATTGCTAAAAAAATTCAAGAAAAAAATAATATACTATTAAGAAGCCGTAAAGAAGTGGATATTAATGGTAACGGTACTTCTGGTTATACAATTAAAGAAGGATCTCACAAAGGAATTGTTCTTGGTCATATTAAACGTGAAAAGAAAACTATAGAATAATGGATATAATAGATTACATAAAAAAGAAGATAATTGCTCCTAAAGTGGCAAATTTGACACAGACCACTACATCTGGTGTTGACTCTTTCGAGAAATACCAATATATTGTAGGTCAAATCAAATCACTAAATGATTTGCAACAGGAACTCACGGACCTGCAAAAAAAACAGGAGCTTATAGATGAAGACGACGACGAAAGAGGAGATACCTCCTCTTAAAGAAGGCCTTTTAGATGCCTATAAATCTGAAGAAGAAATAAAAAAAACATTCCTAGATCCAGAATCATTATCAAAATCTGCAATAGAACGATTACCTCAACCAACAGGTTGGAGAATTTTAGTTTTACCGTGGTCAGGACCACAAAAAACTAAAGGAGGAATTATTCTTTCAGATAAATCACACGAGATGATTCAAATCACTACAGTTGTTGGCTACGTGCTGAAGATGGGAGACCTTTGTTATAAAGATGAAAAAAGATTTCCATCAGGCGCATGGTGTAAAGAAAGACAATGGGTGATGTTTGGAAGATACGCTGGAAGTCGTTTCCGAATTGAAGGCGGCGAAGTGAGAATATTAAATGATGACGATATAATCGGAACCATAGGGGATCCGCGCGACATCGAACATACATACTAAGGAGATGTAAATGTCAGAACTAAAACAGGAGCAAAAAGTAACAAGTGGAGAAACTGAAGTTGTTGTTGAAACAAAAGCAACTGAAGAAAAACCAAAATTAGTAAACGAACAAGTTGAAAGTATTGGTTCAGAAGTAAAAAAACCAGGTATAGAAGGAATCACAGTTGAAGAAGTTGCTGAAACTGATGAACCTATTAGACCTGTAAAAAAAGATAATCTATCTGAACATACGGATTCTGTTCAGTTAAGAATTAATCAGCTTACGCGTGCGCGAAGAGAAGCTGAACGTCAAAGAGAAGCTGCAGTTCAATATGCAAAAGGAGTTCAGAAACAACTTCAAGAGTTGCAAAAGAATGTAAGCACTTATGATACACAATATATTAAAGAATTCGAAGCAAGAGTAGATGCAGAAACTGCATCTGTTAAATCTCAACTTAAGTCTGCAATAGAAAATCAGGATGCTGAATCTATTATGCAGGCTCAAGAAAAGTTGACAAGTTTAGCTGTTCAAAAAGAACGTGCAAAACTTACAAATGCTGAGAGGGCTCTTCAGACGCAAAAATCTGAAGAAAAATCAACAAACGTAGATCAGCAAATAGCTAATAATTTACCGCCTGAACCATCAAGAAAAGCTCAAAAATGGGCAGAAAATAATACTTGGTTCGGTAACGATAAAATTATGACTAATGCTGCATATACAATTCACGAAGATTTAGTAAGTCAAGGGTTTGACACTGAAAGTGATGAGTATTATACTGAAATAAATAAATTAATGAAGGATTCATTCCCTCATAAATTTACAGATATTCAGGAGCAACCACAAAAGAAAATCGTCCAAACTGTTGCCCCTGCTGGTAGAACCAACTCAGGACGCAGAACTGTGCGACTCACCAAAGCACAAGTTGTTATGGCTAAAAAATTAGGGGTGCCACTAGAAGAATACGCTAAATACGTGAAGGAAGGAGCTTAATATGGAAGACATAAACAAAACCTCACGCGCGACAGACGAAAGGTCAAAAAACGAAAGACCAAAACACTGGACGCCTCCATCATCTTTGGATGCACCAAAGCCTAAGGATGGATTTGTACATAGATGGTTAAGATACGAGATTGCAGGATTTCAAGATACTGCAAACATGAGTAAACGACTTAGAGAAGGCTATGAACTAGTTAAATCTGAAGAAGTTGAAAGTGGATCTCACAACTATCCTGTGTATGACAAATCACATCGTTATGCTGGGTACATTGGGGTTGGTGGCCTTGTTCTGGCAAGGATACCATTAGAGATTGCAAAATCACGCGCTGAGTATTTCGCAAGAGTTACTCAAGACCAAATGACCGCTGTAGACAATGATCTCATGAAGGAACAGAATCCGGGTATGCCTATTAATATTAATAGACAATCACGTGTAACTTTTGGTGGTGGACGAAAAAAATAATTTTTTTGTTATACCATCGTAACTAAAAATAAAAACGGAGAAAAAAACTATGGCAAACATAAATGAAAAGTTCGGTCTAAGACCGTACAGATCAATTAATGGAGCTCCATGGAATAACGCTCAGAACAGATATACAGTAGCAAACAATTTATCTACTGCTATATTTCAGGGCGATCCAGTAAAACCAACAACTGCGGGTAACGTAACGTTGGCTAGATCAAATACATCTGATCGAATTATTGGTGTGTTCAATGGTGTGTTCTATAACGATCCAACAACACAAAAGCCTACTTTTAGAAACAACTATCCGGGAAGTATTGCGGCTGCAGGAATTACTGCATTCGTAGTAGATGATCCGAATACAGTTTTTTTAGTAGATGCTAATGCTGCTTTTTCAAGAGCGGATCTATTTAAGAACTACTCATTAACTAACGTTTCAGGAAATACTTTAACTGGTATTTCTGAAAAACAATTAGCTGTTAATACATCAGGAATAGCTACTACTTTCGCGGTTCAAGCAATTGATATCCAAGAAGGTGCTACTGATTCTGATTCTTCAACATCTGGTGTTAATGTATTAGTAAGAATCAACAATCACTTCTTTAGAAGTGGTACTGCAGGTATATAAAGGAGACAAATTATGGCTATCTCAAGACAACAGTTAACAAAAGAGCTAGAACCGGGTTTGAATGCTTTATTCGGACTTGAGTACTCTAGATACGAAAACGAACACGCAGAAATCTATATGACTGAAACTTCAGACAGAGCGTTTGAAGAAGAAGTTATGTTATCAGGTTTCGCTAGTGCTCCAGTTAAGCAAGAAGGTGCTGCGGTTGTATTTGACCAAGCAAACGAAGCTTACACTGCGAGATACACGCATGAGACTATCGCATTAGCTTTTGCTATTACAGAAGAAGCTATTGAAGATAACTTATACGATAGACTAGCTGGTCGTTACACAAGAGCATTGGCAAGATCAATGTCAAACACTAAACAAGTTAAAGCTGCGGCTGTGCTTAACCAAGCACAATTCACAACTGTAACTGGTGGTGATGGCGTTCCTCTTATTTCAAATGCTCACCCATTAGCAAATGGTAATACTTTCTCTAACAGATTAGCAACAGCTGCTGATTTGAATGAAACTTCACTAGAACAATCTTTGATTGATATAGCTGGTTTCGTAGATGAGAGAGGATTAAGAATTGCAGTTCAAGGTACTAAAATGATAATTCCAAAAGAATTACAATTTACTGCTGAGAGAATTCTTAAATCACCTCTAAGAGTGGGTACAGCGGATAACGATATCAACGCTATTGGTAATATGGGAATGTTACCTCAAGGATACAGAGTAAATCACTTCTTAACAGATACTGATTCATTCTTCATTCTGACTGATATTCCTAACGGTTTCAAACACTTTGAAAGAGCTCCATTAAGAACAGCTCTTGAAGGAGATTTTGATACTGGTAACGTACGATTCAAAGCTAGAGAAAGATATAGCTTCGGTTATTCTGACCCTAGATGTGTATTCGGTAACGGAAATTTACCTACATCATAATAGTTAGGTTTGACAATCAAAGAAGGGGCTAGTGTTTACACTGGCCCCTTTTTCATTTATAATCAATTCACTATACATAAACTTCTGATCTAGACGCGTATAGTCGACGGCCTAGAGACTAGATTAGATTAACTAGGAGAATATAACTATGGCACTAACAACTTTTTCGGGTCCAGTCCGATCATTAGGTGGATTTATTGGGGCAACTCAAAATTCTAC